TTCAAATATGTTTTTTCTGTGAGCCTAAATCCTCTACGCTCTAAATTAATGTCTTCAGTTGTGGTCATACGTGTTGTGAAATAACCATCAATTTTATCCTGTTCAAGTAATGTATTACCCACGTCGCAGAATGTCTTAAACAGCCTGCCACCAATGCTACTCTTGCGATGTTCTTGTTTAACAAACCAAACTAATTCTCTCAATTCACTGTGTTTAGGAGCCCATAAATTCTTTTCTTTAATGGCTATCAATATGCCAACTGGTAGTTCATCAACATATGAAATCCATATGTATCCATTGTTCATAACAGTGAATACCAATTTGCCTAGATGTTCAATGTCATTAGCAGCCTCTGCGCTTTGTGAGTAGGCTGTTTCCTTGAGAAAGTCCTGCAGTAATCTTATTGCATCTCTGGCTTCAACCATAGTGCTTATCTGTTTAATCATTTTAATATCCCTGGAAGGAGCCGCCACCACTGGTATCTGGAGGTGTTGTGGTAGTTCCTGCAGTTCCTGCATCAATTTTCTTACCAAAATCAAACTGTGTATCTGCTAATTTTTTAACACGATACATTCCAGTGTCTCCTGGATACCATTTTTCTTGATCACCAGGATTTGTTCTGCGACCTGCATATTGACGTTCAATGATAGCATTGACGTTGGAACAAGCAAGACTGATTGAATTGCTGGTTAATCTATTTTCTTGATCCCAGTTTTCACTTAGACTGTAGTTACTAACATAACCATTGTATCTCTGATAGACATCTATAACTGTGAAACTATTGGCATTAAAGAACACACGATAAATCTGTATGCGACTGCCTTTAACCTTGCTGTTTAGAACAATGTTAAGAAAGTTAGGTGTTTCATCACTAACTGGAATGCCACTTAATCCCACACTGAGTTGATTGTTGGTAGCACGTAGATCATTTTGCATTTCTGTGATGTTCAAGAAACTGCCCATGGTCTGGTATTCATTACCGTTATAAGTTAGTGTTGAATAAAGATTACTCAAATAATAAACTGTGCCATTGACATTTAGGTCAATAAGCATACCATGGCGAATATTCTGTGAGTCATATGCTGCCATGTTTAACCTCCAATGCGTTCATACATTTCAAAGTCACCACTCCATTGAACTAACTTTCCTGGCAACAATTTCCACGCTGGCATTTTAGTTAGGAAGAATGCAATACGCACATATTGTCCAATATCAATATCAGCACCTGCTCGCCCACTGGTAGCATAGGTGCTGGTTCCTGAAAACGTAAATGGACGATGCACTGGAACATCAACAGTGGTTCCACTGCCTCTCAATACATCTAGTGGCACTGTTCTAGCCAATCCACGAGCGGCTGAATAGGTCACAGTTTGGTTAGGTGGATCCTGTTCTGTTCTAAACTGCACCCAATCACCTGCCTTGAACACCACACTGCTGGTTGTAATTGCACCATTTGTGCCAGTGCTACCAATGCTTGGTAAGTTAGTCAATCTCATATAATCAAAGGTTGCTGTGGTGGCAGATTGTGTATTGACAATACTTTGGATGCTGAAAGTCCCCTGCCCAAGATATCCACTGCTGGTTGAAACACGTAGATCATCTTGTTGTGTCAATGTTAAATCACCTTGATATTCAGTGATGTAGTTTAGGTTGGTGGTGTTATTAAAGTCAATGAAAAACGCTGTATTACGGTCTGTGACTGTGATACCTTCAATGACATCACGCACATCTTCATATTTGCTGTAAGCGGGCGGTGTGACAATCAACTGCCAAGGAACTGTGCTGGCACGTTCTGCTGTTGCCATGCGTCCGCTACGTGTGACAAGTTGTCCCACAGTTTTGGCTCTGCCAAACTCAATAGCACTTGCATGGTCAATTATGTATTGCATTCCTCTTGTGGTCATTATGCATTTCTCCTAGATGGTTGGCTTCTACGGCCCTGTTCTGTGACAGCATAGATGAAACTTGGTTCTCTGGCAACTAATTGACGGAAACTCGCGGCATCTACTGCCTGTATTTGGTAAGTGACAGCATTGTTGATTACCTGCGACTGTGGAGCAATTTGATTGTTAGGAATGATTCTGCCCGCTGTTGAAGGAATAAACAATTCTGGACCACGCTCTCCAACCATGCCTGCTTGTCCAGCAGCCATCATACCACCGTTGGCAAATCCAAATAAACTCTTACCATAGTTGAATAAACTGCCTAATACACTACCGCCTGGCGTTGCATCACTCATAAAACTGGTTATCATCCTACGTGCTTGAATACGTGCAAAGTCAGCGATAATACTATTCGCAAAATCTTTAAAACTAAACTTGCCATTAGTGACCAAGGCAACCACAGCATCTTCAAATCCTTTTGTAAATCTATCAAAATATGTGCTTGCCTGTTGTGCGGCATCTTGTGCGTCTTCAGCATACTTGGCAAATGCGTCAGTCCATCCTGTTGAGAAAGTGCGACTGATGTCATAGTTAGTTTTGGCAACTTCAATCTGTGCAGTGGCAACACCTCTGTAAGACTTGGCTATCTTTTCTAACCCATCTGCAAATGCTTGTGCATCTGCTGTGGTATTGATTTCACCAAACTTCTCTGCGAATGCCTTGGCTGCTTCTTGTGCTGCCTTCTTGGCGGCAGCATCTATGTCTACCATCTTACGTTCTATACTGTTTAATCCAACAAGTAGACTTGCTGGCGTTTCAGACCTTACTGCTGCCACTTGTTCATTAGCACCTCTTAAGATTTCAGCCAATGCTTCTTGCTGGGCAACTTGATGGTCAATGGCTTTGGTGATATTCTCAAGAGTGTTAAGTCTATCCTTCTCAAGCAAGTTAGCAGTCTGTTGAGCAGTGATGCTGTCTTCTAATTGAACATGTTTGTTTATATAGATTCTGTATAATTCTTGTTGTTGTTTTACAATTTCACCACCAAGATATAGTTCATCCTTGCCTAAACTTTGCCTACGTTTTTCTAATTGTTCAAAAGTATTGACATAGTCTAAATATAATTCTCTCTGTCCTTCTGTCAACTGCTTTTCTTCTTCTGTCTTACCAACCATACTTGTTTGGTAGTCTAGTGCGGCAATTCTCAGACGCTGTTGCTTTTCAAATTCAATATTGACGTCACGGACACCTTGTATGGCATTCTTTCTAGCAGACTGATCAACGTCACGTCCGCCGCCTCCCGCATCACCTGTGCTTGGTGTATTTGGGAATCCTAGGTCTGCCGCAGATGGAGCACCTTGACCTTTTCCTCTACCACCACCAACATCTAAAGCATACTCAGCGGCCTCTCTAGCCTGCCTGGCTTTGTCTATCAAAACATCCATGGCAGCACCAGCGGCAACACTTCCTGCAATGGCGCCAACAACTCCTCCTACTGGACCACCCAATGCAGTTCCAAGTCCTGCGCCAAATGCTCCACCACCAATGGCGGCTGCTAATACACCAAGACCTTCAACCACTCTCATAACGGCAATGACGCCTTTGTGTCCAAAGTCATCAAATAAATTACTGGCAACATAGACACTGGTGCCTATAGCGGCTAACAATACAGTTATACCTCTCAGTGCAACCATCCAAGGACCATTTGCAACAAATATTCCTACACTACCTGCAATGCCAGCAAGTTTAGCCACTGACATTAGTCCACGACCAATTTGTCCAATGGTGGCAACTAGACCTAAACCTACGCTGACAGCCAGTGATGTGGCCAATGCAATACCAACCAACTTGATGGCAGTAATCAACCCTTCCATCTTACTTTTACCTGTATCTGTGGCAGCGTTAAATTCATTTACCTGTCTTATGATAGGGCTGAATGCTTCCAAGAATGCTAATTTTAAATTACCCTGTGCTGTGGCCAATGCATCATTGAGTTCAGCGGCTCTCTTAATTGTTGCGGCATACTTGTCGCCTTCACCACGAGTGGCTTTTAACTTGTCTAATAGTTCTTGTGGATCAACAGTCTTAAAACTCTTACCAAACTTGTCCATCATCTCAGCCGCACGTCTTGATGGATTCTCAATTGCGGCAATGCCTTCTAGAGTTTTAATGAATAAGTCTTGTTCACTTAACTTGCCTAGATCCTTCATTGAGATGCCAAGACCCATAAACGAATTCTGTGCTTTGATACTGCCTTCTGCGGCATCATCAATGGTGCGTAAGAAGTTGTTTAGGGCCGTGCCCATTTGATCTGCTTGTCCGCCACTTGTGGTCAATGCTGCCTTGAGTTCAAGTAAACGTCCAACTGCAATACCTGAGGCATTACTTAAATCCTGTAAGTCATCTGCCATGGCAAGAGCACTACCTCCCACTGCGGCAAATCCTAGACTTGCAATAGCGGCTCTCAATCCACCAAATCGTCTAACCATTTGATCAGTGCCACTACTTAATTTTGTAAAGGCATTGTTGGCTGCTAACGCACTGGTCTCAGCACTTTTAGAAAAAGTTTTAGTGGCTGTTTCAGCGGCTTTTAATTTAGTGGTGTATTGTTTGTCATCTAGTGTTAGACTGACTGAAATAGTTTGTGCCATATTATAATTTTCCTAATTCTTTTCTAACCATCTTATCAAGTAACTTGAGAGTGGGAGCACTCATACCTGTAGGGGCCTGTGTGCTGCCTCTCATACCACTTGATGTCATACGGCGACCAGCATCTAACACACCAGCATAGGGGTAGTCTGCTTCTATGGTTCTACCTGGCTTGTCTAAACTAGTATTACTGCGGGCATTGCCAGTCTTGATAGGAGTTATGCCACGAAAGTATTGGTAAGCATCTTCAATGACAGTTTCGCCAACCTTAGGGGCTTGTGCAAATAACTTGCTAACACCTTTGGTATTCACTGATACTTTCATGCTCTCTCCTTTATTTTAAGTAGTTCATCAACGCTGACGTCTGGCACATAGTCTTTCTTACTTGAATCTTGTATGTGTCTTTCATAGGTCAGTGCCATATCCATAATAACCAAATCAAATGTTGAAGCCTCTACCATGATCTTACTGGGCAACATACCATAGCGTTGCCCCATTTGATCAAGACTAAGAATTAAACTTGTTTCAATACTTTTAGGATCTATGGACTCCTGTGTTACTTTCCCAGCGTTTCTACAACCTTGCCAATAACTTTGGTCATAATGCCTGTGGGCAATACTAGGTCGTCTTTGACAACTGGCTGTCCTTCTTCATCTAATACCATGCCATTTACCATGGCAACCATGTCTTGAAAATCCTCTGGCTTCATTTGTGCTAGGCGAACAAACTGATCCATAGGTTGTCTATCGTAAATCCAAAACTCCAATGCTTCTCCGTATTCCGTGACAATGTCTGCGTCGTCAAGAATCATTTTGACTAACTTGGGTTTTGCTGTAATTTGTGTAAGTTTCATCTTTATACCTTTTGGTCTTTTAATATGTGTATGACTGCTAGGGCGAATCCCAAGCGAGATTTTATCTTGTCTAAATCACCTTGTGCTGATTTTATTTCGTGCAATGATTTTGCAACTTCAGCCTCAAGACTTTTTAACAGGTCCTCATCTGTGTGGTCTCTTAAATCCATAAATCTTTCTCCTGCCGTATATTTAACGCTAAATGAAAATAGGGCTCCTAAAAGCCCTATTTTGTTAGTCTAACTTATGATTAGGCTACTGTGCCAACAGTTAAGTCGCCATTCACAGAGATAGTGATTGGTGAGACCCAAACTGGTGCTGTTGGATTTACAGTAGGTGCTAGGTTAGTGATATAACCACTTCCTGACACATACTTTGCTCCAACTCCACGTCCATTGAAATAGACACGGAACTGAACTTCAGTAGCATCATTGCTGAGATCAAACAAGCCAGCAGTGGAACCACTTCCAGTGAAGAATGTGGTGCTGTCTAACACTAGGTTAGCACTGACAGAGTTTGTCGCAGGTGTTGATACTGCTAATTGTGCGAAGGTATCTAACTGTGTCCAGTTAAAAACTCCCGCTGAGTTGTTGATAGTGATATCCTGCAGAGCGGGCACTATATAACCAGTTGTTGTGCTGGAAATTGCAGTCGCTGTGTTAGCGATTTGCAGTGTTGCGTTCTGTGTAGGAGCACTGACGTTGATGTAAGCCATTATGTTTTCCTTTTATGTTGTTGCTTGATTCAGTCTAAACTCAAAGGTGTAAGTCAATACATCTTCTTGTTTATCTACGGTGTAGTCGCTTTCGTTGCCAAAATTGACTATACCTGTGCTTGCTTTTGTTGATAATATCTTTGAAATCACGGAGTCTAACTGACTTGGTGGATTCTTAGCGTCAACCGCTAGATACACTTCTGTGATGAGATCATTCTGAAATACTTCTCCACCGTTGAGTGTAGGGATTAGAGTTGTCTCCTCCATACGTTCACGATCTACATATATTTTCTTCATGTTCTTGCGATAAAGAGGTAGGCCTCCCTGTTCCCAAGGCAACTCACTGGCAACAGCAAACTGGGTAAGTGTGCTGGTCGCTGAGGTTATTGCTGATAACAGTTCTGCTCTCATTATCTTGCTCTCACTAGATTGACTCTGGTTGGTAGTTTTTCTAACACTGTGATTGTGCCATCAGCGTCAAAATCATACCATGTTCCATCTTCAATCAATTCTCTAAACAGTTCCTCATACTTGGTTCTATAGATCCCAATCTTCGTGGCTTCTGCGGTATCTTGCTGTGTAAAGTCTGCTATTTTTGGTAGCAAATATTGATACAGGGTAAAATACACACATAGGTCAGTGAAGTCCGCTTGCCTACCTAGAATTAAATTAGGGTTAGGCAAGGGCACATCAGGAGTAGAACGAGTATTAGTCGCTTGTCTTTGTGTATCGTTGGCTTCAATTAAGTAATACCTTTTCCACCAACTAGTGTTGCGGATCAATTGCAGAATGCGGCTTGTGGCCTTTTCTGTTAGATCCTCAACAGTAGTGGCGTCAGCGATACCTTCATTGGCTTCAAATAATCTTTGGTCAGTTTGAGTGACATCAGAATATTCTGCAAATGCAATTACATTTCCACCTGAACTAATGAAGGCCATCGTTGTCTCCTAATGATTAGATAGAGCTGTCAAATACAGCAGATACGCCGTAGCCTTCATAGACCACGCCTGTGCCATACATAGCACTTCCAACAACATCAGTGCCTAAACCGCGAGCACGTCTTTGTGTTTCAATCTGGATATCACGCATCAAGCCAAAGCCTAGTGCATCACGGTGGAAAATAGCACCCTGATAGTCACCAGAGGCTCCGCCAGCGATCAATGGAGCATTAGAACTTTCAAATACGTTCATTCCAAATAAATTTCCAACATAACCCATTCTCATGGCTTCATTGGCAACATCACCATAAGCACCAGCAGTGAATACTACGTTACCTTGGCTGGTCAATGCTGACTTCAAGTCATAGGCTACACTTGGGTGCAATACACAAGCCAAGCCGTCAGTTGGAACACCAGCACTCTTCAACTTGGTCAAGCCTTGCATTAGCAATGCGGCTGTGATAGTTGTAGAACTAGATCCAATCACGTTTGTAGTGAAGTTAGCGAATTGACCCATTAAGTCTTGGTCAATCTTTTTAGCAATAGCATTACCAAATAGTTGTCCTAGGTCAGCAACCACGTTGCTTGCACTTGCTTGAACAGCAAGGTCA